GTAAACAAGATGGGAGATAGGCGTTTCCGTGACAGGTTGATGAAGGATGCCGCTTCCGTCTACCCCATCTCAGCATCTCAGTTCGATGCAAACCCAAACCTCATCAACTGTCTTAACGGTACATACGACTTGGAGACCATGAGCTTCCGGGAACACGATTGGCGAGACTATCTCACGATGCAGACCAATTTTGAGTACACCATGCAGGATGACATTCGCTGTGAGCGTTGGGAAGAGTTTATCCGTGAGGTTACGAGCAATGACAAAGAGAAAGCCGACTACCTGCAACGAGCGTTAGGTTACTCCATGCTCGGTACTTCCAAAGAAGAGTGTATGTTCATCCTTCACGGCAAAACGACCCGTAACGGTAAGTCAACGCTGCTCGGAACGATTCACCACCTGCTCGGAGATTATGCTTCTGTCTCCCCCGTGTCGATTATCTGCAAGACCGACAGAGCGAAGAACGCAGAAGCAGCTTCCCCCACAATCGCCGCCCTTAAAGGAAAGCGGTTTGTAACAATGGCAGAAAGCAATCAGTATGGTAAACTCGATGAGGAGGTTATCAAACAGCTCACGGGCGGTGAGGAGATAACCGCCCGGAATCTGTACGAGAGCATGATGACCTTCCTCCCGCAGTTCACAATGTGGTTGTCCTGCAACGACCTTCCGAGTGTGCAGGATAAATCCCTGTTCGCTTCCGACCGTGTAAGGGTCATCGAGTTCAACAGGCACTTCACAGAGGAGGAGCGGGACGAGAGCTTGAAAGATGCTTTCAGAACACCCGAAGCAATGAAGGGTATCTTCACTTGGCTCGTAATTGGTTACTTCCGCTATAAGCGTTTCGGGCTGAAAATGTCTGAGAAGATGAAGGAAGTCATCAAACAGTACGAGCGTGACAACGACCTTGTGTTGCAGTTCCTCGAAGAGCGTTGCGAGAGAAATGAGGATGCAAGTACGAGAGCAAAGAGCCTGTTCGATGCCTATAAGATTTGGTGTAAGAGCAATGGGTATTATGTTTGCACCTCGAAGAAGTTCAACGCAGGACTCGAACAACACCCGGAATGGCACAACGGCAAGAAGGTATCGCATGGGTACACTGTTTTTGACGGTGTTTCCCTGAAAACCTGTTCATAAATTATTCACAAAGCCTATTTAGCGAGCGTTTTGGGTAGAGCGGGTAGAGTAAATTAGCTTTTTTCTATAAAGTGTCTTATAGAGAGTACTATATAGAGGACTTTACTGAAAAAGCCGATTTTCCTCTACCCACTCTACCCGACAGGCAGAAAGGAGCATACGAGATGAAAGACAAAGAATTGACTGACATCGGTCAGCAGGTAGCAAAAAGAGGGAGACCGAAAGGCTCAGGCGGCAACGAAAGGAAAGACCTTTCTTGGAACGGAAATGAAAATCTTTTACCGGGGGATAGGGGTCGATATTTGCGACACGCTCTTGCGAGTTGGGACTTGCCTGAGATTGATATATCCGATGAGAAACAGGTTGAAGAGCGTATCATTTGGTACTTCAATCATTGCGTGGAAGATGACATCAAGCCGACTGTTTCCGGGATGTGTAACGCACTTGGTATCGACAGAAGAACATTCTATACTTGGCAGGTTGGAGAGTATAGAGAGAACACGCACTCTCCCATTATTAAAAAAGCGAGGGCAATTCTCGAAGAAATGTGGGAAGATTGGATGGTCGATGGCAAGATTAACCCGGTCGTTGGAATCTTCCTCGGAAAGAATCACTTCGGCTATGCCGACAAGCAGGACATCATTGTTACGCCGAACAACCCTCTCGGTGAAGCAAGAGACCCGGAAGAGGTGCGACAGCGTTATCTTGATTCCGTGGTGGTTGATGAGCTTCCACCCGATGACGGCGAGGAAAACGGCTGAGAAAATAAACTTTTTCATTTTCCGAAAAGCCGCAGAAAGGACTTTTCAGAAGGTTGAAAATCGGCTCGACAAAGTTCGCCCCGGCTAACTTTCACCGAAACAAAACGAAAAGTGAACGAAAAGAGACCCATTCGGGCGGCGGTACTGCTCCGGGTGGGTCTCTCGGTCGTTTTTCGGGCGTGGCTCTGTGCGCCCTCTGCGGCTCTCTGTGCGGCGCTTGCGTGTCGGGTAGTATCTCTATACCCTCGCCGCCTTGCGTGGCTCTGTGGGCGTACTGTGGGCTTCTGTGAGGGCATAAGGATAGCCGCCCGGCGTTATCTCCGGGCGGCTATGCGGTCAAATATGGATTTGTGCGGCTTCTGAGCTTCCCACCATTGCACCCGCTCGGCTATGGCTTCGGGCGGTGTCATGGGTATGTTGATAAGCTCGCAGCCCTTCGGCGTGAGGTAGTACCCGAAACCGTAGCGGGGCAGCGTTTCCGCTCCTTTGATGTTTATGATGTTTCGGGAGTCCTGAGCGGTCGGACATCGTAGCGCAACCCGTGAATCAAGATTGACTTTGATTTGACCGTTGATAATGTCCCGTGTCGGTCGTTGGGTGGCAAGAATCAAATGCAGGTTTGCGGCTCTTCCGAGTTGTGCAAGGCGTATTATTTGCGGCATGGTTTCCCGCTTCTGCGTGGTCATGAGGTCGGCGAACTCGTCCACAATAACAAATATGTTCGGCTCGGTGCTTTTCTTTTGTCGGGCGGCTTGCATTCGCTTGTATCGCTCTTCCATGACCTCGACAGCGTACACCAAAGCGGCGGCGATGTCGGGCGGCTCGCTCGCATATATGAGCGTGTGCGGTAGTTCCTTATAGTCGATAAGTTCAACCCGTTTCGGGTCTATCAGGATGAAGCGACAGCGGTGCGGGGCTTTGTAAAGTGCGGTATAAATGAGCGTGTTCAAAAGTACGCTTTTACCGCTTCCCGTACTTCCTGCAATGAGTAAATGCGGCTGTTCGAGCATATCGAGACAGACCGCCGCCGCCGTTCCTCCGGGCGTTTTCCATTCCTTCGGCATTGTTTCACCTCCTACGAAATGAGCCGGGACGAACTGCCCCGGCTCAGTATCTTTCGTTGTTATTTGCGGGTGATTGCGTAGGCGTTGAAGGTCTTACCGTTGCCGACCTGCCGCCACTCATAGCCGCAAGACTCGAACACAGAGCGGAAGCAGGAAACCCCACAACCACCATCAAAGGACGGCAGCCCGGCGAAAGTGTGGACGGAATACGGGAAACCCTCGCCGCTCTCGGCGTGGTCATACAGAATCCGCATAATTTCGGGATTTTGATTCATAGCGGAAGCAATAGCCGCCGATTCCTTATCATAGCCGCAGCCGCTCGCCGTTCCGAAGGTGCGCCGCTGTTCTGCCGTGATGGTAGCGTGTGGGATGCTTCCCCATGTGCGGGAGCGGGTGAACTCAACCGAAATATTAACCGATTCGGGCAGCTTGCAGGATTCAGCGAGGGCGAGAGCTTCAAGGCGTTTTGCCGTGTTCTTGGCTTCCTCTCTTGCCTTCTTCGCTTTCATCTTGGCGAGAATGTCGGCGGCGGGTTTCTCTTCGGGTGCTGTGTTCTTGATGGCTTCAAGGGTTTTCGGGGTGGTGTACTGCTTCAAATACCAACTTGCGAGAATGTCGGCGGCGGTCTTGGTTTCAATCTCTTGATTGAACTTGTTGAGGGTTTCGGCTTCGTGGTCTGCTATTGCCTTTCTGATGTTCGGGTGTCTCTCGGTGTCGATGATGTCGAGGTTTAAGAAGTGCTTGACAAGTTCAAGAAAGCGAGTCCATGCGCTTTCCTTGCTCTCTGCGCCCATGTTGGCGCAATATGCGAGGTGTTCGACCTCCTGCACCTGTTCGGCGGTCAGCGTTTCGGGGTTGATGAACTTTTCGAAGCGGTCGAGGGTGTCGCAAGTTAACATTGTTTTTTTCATGGTGTTTCCTCCTTGTAATTGTGCCGGGTTTGTGCTATAATGGAGGAGCAGCCGCCCGGCGTGGGTTGGTTTGTGTGAGCGTTCCCGGTCTTGCTTTCTCAGGGCTTCCGGGTGCGCTCTCTTTTTTACGGTATCATTATAGCACATTCGCATTTACTTGTCAAGAGTTTCTGCGAAAGTTTTTCAAGATTTTCTGCGATTGTCAGCCGTTCGGCGTTTCAAGCTGCGTTTTTCCCGCTGTCCGGCTCGGCGTGGGTCATTGTTCCGGCGTTCCGGGGCGGTATACCCCCGGAGGGGGAAACCGGGCGGGGCTTTCGGGGCGGGTGAGGGTCGTAACCACTCGCAAAAAATAAAAAGGCAATTCGCAAAAACCTATTGACATTCGCATAAACTTGTGGTATAATAAATGCGAACAGGAGGAAGATACCATGAACTTCAAAAACGCAGTTGGATATATTCGAGTCAGCACCGAAGGACAAGTCGGAGACGATAAGTTCGGTATTGATTCTCAAAAACAATCCATTCTCCTCTACGCCAACGAGAATGGGTACAATATCGTGGAATGGTTTATCGACAAGGCTGTGAGCGGTGTCAAAGACAATCGCCCTGAGCTTGACAAGATTCTCTATGGAACTGATGTAACCAATCCCCCCTACGAAGCGGTCATCGTTGCAAAGTCCGACCGTATGGCGAGAGACATCAAGCTCTACTTCTACTACCTTTACACCCTCGAAAAGAAGAACATCAAGCTCCTGAGTGTCTGTGAGCAGTTTGATGACGATAACGGTCTAAGCGGTATCTATCGCCCCATCATGCTTTTCGTGGCAGAGCAGGAACGGCGTAACATTGCAATGAGAACAAGCAGCGGTCGTAGAATCAAGGCGAAAGCCGGAGGTTATAGCGGCGGTCGTAGCCCTTACGGATACAAGGTGGAAAATAGTCAGCTTGTTATCAATGAGGATGAAGTGCCTATTGTCAAAGCGGTCTTTGAGGGTTTGGATGCAGGTCGTACCCTTTGGGACATTGCCGATGGTCTTACTGCCGCAGGTTATACCACCCGCAAAGGTACACCCTTCCGTGAGTCCAATGTGAGAAGCATCCGAGACAATCGCCCCTTCTATGAGGGAATGTATAAGTACGGCAAGGACATGAATTGGGTCAAAGGCGTTCACGAGCCGATTCTCAAAAAGGAGGGATAAACGATGATATGGGCGTTTAAGATGTTTTTTAAGATAATCGGGAAAGTTTTGCTTTACTCGTTTTGCATCCCATTCGCCATTGTCTGTTTGCCTTTCTATTTGCCGTACTATCTCATCAAAGAGCGTAAGAACAAGAAAAACGGTCTGATGATAAAGCGAGGACGAATACCAAAGTATTCACCGTCCATGTCCGGGCAGGATTACGAAGTGTATTGTGCAAAGCGACTCGCCCATGAGGGGTATCATAATCTCTCAGTTACTCCGGGTAGTGGGGATTTTGGAGCGGATGTTATCGGTTACGACCGCAAAGGTCGGAAAGTATGCTTTCAATGCAAGTTGTATCAAAGTTCGGTCGGAGTTTCAGCCGTTCAGGAAGTTTTAGCCGCAAAGCAGTATTATAGCGGAGACCGGGCGGTTGTTATTACCAATTCAACTTTTACTCCTGCTGCTCGCAAATTGGCTAAGAGCGGAAATGTGCAGCTCATTGAACGGTATTACGAAAAAGGTGCGGATGACCTTCGGTGGATTGATACAATCGAGGAATATCACGCCGCCATAGATTAAGGCTCTCGCAACAGGGCGATGAGTAACAGTCAACAGGGACTACCTTCGGGTAGTCCTTTTCTTTTGGGAGGTAACGAAAGTGGATAACGAAAAACTCATATCCAAAATATTTTTTGAAATACAAAAAGACCCCTCTGACTACCGGGCATACGAGGATGTGTTTTCACTTTGCCGCAGTATTGAGGAGTCCGACTTCAAATTGGCGCACGACACCAACGCTGAGTTGCGGTCGTATATCAGCCGGGGAATGAAGACCTCGGCGTATGCAAAACTGTTTGACCTGTATCGGCGCAGCTTGCTATTCGATGCACCGTATAAGTTCGACAGCTATCTTCTCTACATCGAAATCAACCGAAAGCCGGAGGAGCGATTTTATCAGCCCCGCCGCCGTATTCTGAAACAGGTTGTGGATAATCTGCAAAAGCTCGTAGACGATGAACTCGATGAGCTGTTTATTTCCATGCCCCCTCGTGTCGGCAAGACTACCATTCTGATGTTCTTTGTCACTTGGCTCATTGGGCGAAACAGCGAGTCATCCAACCTGTATTCCGCATACTCCGATACCATCACCAAAGCGTTCTACAACGGCGTATTGGAGACTATTCAAGACCCCGTGACATATCTGTGGAAGGATGTATTTCCCTCTGCGAAGGTGGTACAGACCAACTCTGCCGATGAGACCCTGAACATCGACCGTAAAAAGCGTTATCCCTCACTGACCTGCCGTTCTCTCTACGGTACTCTGAATGGTGCGTGTGACTGCAACGGCGTTGAAATCTCCGATGACCTTATCGGCGGTATTGAAGAAGCGATGAACAAAGACCGTTTGATGTCTGCGTGGAGCAAAGTTGATAACAACCTGCTTCCTCGTGCGAAGGAAAAGGCAAAAATCCTTTGGTGCGGTACTCGGTGGTCTATGATTGACCCGGCAGGACTTCGCATGGAACTTCTGCAAAATGATGAGCGATTCAAGACTCGCCGTTTTGCGGTCATCAATCTGTCGGCACTTGATGAGAACGATGAGAGCCAATTTAATTACGATTACGGCGTGGGTTTCAGTACAGAGTACTATCAGCAGCGGCGAGCTTCATTCGAGCGCAACAACGATATGGCTTCTTGGGCGGCTCAGTATATGGGTGAGCCGATTGAAAGAGACGGTGCTTTGTTCACCCCGGATGACTTCCGCTATTACAATGGCGAACTTCCAACCGATGTTGAGCCTGACCGTATCTTTATGGCGGTAGACCCGGCGTTCGGCGGCGGTGATTTTGTTGCATCCCCGGTCTGTTATCAATATGGTGAGGACATTTATGTTCACGAGGTGGTGTACGACAACCGGGACAAGAAGGTTACTCAACCGCTGCTCGTCAAGGCGGTCATGGAACACAATGTTCAGGCAATGCAGGTTGAAGCAAATAAGTCTACCGAGTCGTACAAAGAGGGCATTGAGGAAGAATTGAAGAAACAGGGCTACCGTCTGAACATCACAACGAAAGCCGCTCCCACCGACAAGGCAAAGTATCAGCGCATTTTCGATAAAGCCCCGGATATTCGAGAGATGATGATTTTTAGAGAGCCGGGAAAACGGGATAAAGCCTACTCCCTCTTTATGCAAAATGTGTTCTCTTATAAGATGCTCGGTAAAAACAAAAACGATGATGCACCCGATAGTCTTACAATGGCTGTGAGCATGGTACGAAATCCGATGGGGCGTTGTGAGGTTTTCCGAAGGACTTTTTGATTTGCTTGTTCTCCAATGGTTTATTTACACAAAACCACTTGACAAAGCATTGGAGATATGCTATAATGGTATGTGTATAAGAATAGGTACTTGAAGGAGGTGGGCTGAGTGGCTATGACTCGTACATTGACAGGCAGGACTGTCATCTATACCGATGTGGATGTTATCGACAGAAGTAATGTCGTGGAAGTTCTGAATAAGGCTCTCGAAACTCACGATGTCAACAAGAATGACATTCAGTACCTTTACGACTATTACAAGGGCAAGCAGCCCATTCTTGAAAGAGTGAAAGACATTCGTCCCGAAATCAACAATAAGTTGGTTGAAAACCGGGCAAACGAAATTGTGTCTTTCAAGGTCGGCTATCTCATGGGTGAGCCGATTCAGTATGTTTGCCGTGGTGGAAGCGATGAGCATTCCGAAGCTATCAATCAGCTCAACGAGTTTGTGTTCGCCGAAGATAAGGCGGCGAAGGACAAAGAGCTTGCCGATTGGTTTACCATTTGCGGTACTTCTTTTCGCATGGTACTCCCGGATGCCGTTGACGATGATGTTGACGAAGCCCCTTTCGAGATTTATACTCTCGACCCTCGCTATTCCTTTGTGGTCTATCACAATGGTCTCGGCAACAAACGCAAGATGGGTGTAAAGTACATTATCAAACAGGACAACAGCATTGTGTATAGCGTATACACCGATGCAATGTACTTTGAAATCAAAGACGGTAAAGTTCTCAAAGCAGAGCCGCACTCTCTCGGATGTGTCCCAATCATCGAGTACCCGGCGAACACCGCTCGGCTCGGTGCGTTTGAGATTGTCCTTCCTCTCCTCGATGCAATCAACGAGGTCGGAAGTAACCGTCTTGACGGTGTTGAGCAGTTTGTTCAGTCCATTCTTCTCCTCAAAGGTGTTGACATTGATTCTGATGACTTCAAGGCTTTGAAGGAAAACGGCGGTCTGAAAGTTCCACCCGAAGGAGATGCAAAGTATCTCGTTCAGGAACTCAATCAAACTCAGACTCAGACCCTTGTCGATTATATGTATCAGACGGTGCTTACCATTTGCGGTATGCCTAACCGAAACGGCGGCAGCTCTACGAGCGATACCGGGTCGGCGGTCATTATGCGTGATGGTTGGTCTGCCGCCGAAGCGAGAGCAAAAGACACTGAGCTGATGTTCAAGATGTCCGAGAAGGAGTTTCTGCGTTTGGTTATCTCCATTGCAAATACTCTTCGAGATATGAACTTGAAGCTCTCTGCAATCGAGATACGCTTCACTCGCCGTAATTACGAGAACATTCAGGAAAAAGCGCAGGTGCTTACTACGATGCTCTCGAACAATAAAATCCATCCTCGACTCGCTTTTGAACACTGTGGTCTCTTCGTAGACCCGGAACTCGCTTATACCGAAAGCAAGGAATACGCCGAAGAGCGTGAAGCCGAACTTCTGAAAGAGTTGGAAACTGACTCCGCTCACAAAGATGACGGTGGCGAGGATGACTCAGACGAAAGCGAGGATAATGATGACAACGCTGAAAGCGATTGACGGCTCTTGTGACAAGAACGGGGAGATTGTTCTTCACCTGTTTTTGTCGGACGGAAGTCAGGAAACTTTTAAGTTGTCTCGTTCCGATGTTGTCGCTTTCCTCGACAAGGAGGTGTGAACGATGTACGAATATACCGATAAGGTCATCCGTTATATGCGGAAGAAGTTCATTCGGTTGTTCAATCAGTTCAACGGTCTTACCTCCTTTGACGAATTGAATGTTATTCAGTCCTCTAAATCTCTCTACGAAGAGTTGGAGAAGATAACAGAAGAAGGTCTCCTTTTAATAGCCAAACGAGCCTACAAAGACCAAAGCGGCAAGTTTGCAGATGCAATCTCTGTCGCTTGGTTGCTCGGATGGTTGAACGACTACAACCCTGTAACGAAGTATGTGTATATGCACGAAATCGAACGAAAGTGCGCTCGGTTTGCCGAGAGTGTTCTCGCAAGCGACAATCGTGCGAAAGAAACTGAAACGGCTCTTCGTTATTGGTCTAACATGGTTACACAGTACGCTATCGACATTACCGATAAGGCGGTTGAACAAGCCTATCTCGATAACGATGTCGAAAAAGTAATATGGGTAACAATGAAGGACGAACGGCGTTGTACCGAGTGTCGAAGGCGAGACGGTAAAATCTACGACATTGCAAAAGTACCGCCGAAACCCCACTTGGGGTGCAGGTGCTATCTACTGCCATATTGGGGAGGTACAGACTGATGGCAACAGCAGTAATTGACTCGAAGCTGTTTACGGCTGAGGTCATTGAGGAGATTCAAAGAATCCTCAAACATGGCAACTCAGTTGAATTGAAGCGGGAAAACAGCCGACTCGTGGTAGTCGAGATTCAACGAAAAGTGAAAATTAAGACCTCTGCAAATTGGTAGAGGGAAACAGCCAACAGGGGCTATGAGCAAAATGCTTGTAGCCCCTGTTCTTTTTTGATATAACAGCCGAAAGGCTTGATATATGAGAGTGAACTCTAAACGCAAGGGTCAGACAAGACCGTAAAACAGACAATAGTGCTGAGTGAACAGCCTTGTTAAACGCAGGAGGTAATTGATATGGCAAAAATCGACATCACCAAAATCGAAGGGTACGACAAGATGACCCCAGAGGAAAAGCTCGCAGCTCTTGAAGCGTTCGAGTATGAGGACAACTCTTCTGAGTTGGAAAAATACAAGAATGCCGCTTCTAAGGCAAACTCCGAAGCTGCTGAGTGGCGTAAAAAGCACAACGCTCTTCTGTCCGAGGAAGAACAGAAGAAACAGGCAAACGAGGAAGAGCTTACTACTCTTCGTGCAAAGGTCGAAGCAATGGAAAAGGAAAAGCTCATTGCCGGACACAAGGCTCAGTTCCTTGCTATCGGTTACGATGAAGCTCTTGCCGATGCTACCGCTAAGGCTTTGGCTGATGGAGATACCGCTAAGGTGTTTGCCAATCAGAAAAAGTTCCTCGAAACGCACGACAAAACTCTGAAAGCGGACTTGCTCAAAAAGACACCTGCTCCCCCTGCCGGAGACGGCGGGGACACAATGACTCTCGACAAGCTGAGAAAAATGTCTCCGCAGGAGCGTTATGAGTATTCCGAAAAGAATCCCGAAGAATACAAAAAACTTTATGGAGGTAATGAATAATGGCTAATACCGTATATCCGAATTTTTACCTGTCTAACGAGGTAGAAGACCAGTACAAGTCTCATCTTGACTTGCAGCAGTTCTGCACCGTTGACAACAATCTTGTCGGCACTCCCGGCATGATTCGCAAAATCAATGTCTATAAGGCTACCGATGGTACTGAAAAGCTCGCAATCGGTGCGGGTAACTCTAAGTCCATCGAGGTTGGTTATACCCCGAAGGAGTACACGATTTTGCTCGCTCAGAACAGATTCAAGTATTATGACGAACAGGCTATGACCGACCCGCAGCTTGTCCCTGTTGGCACTCGCCACATGGGTACTGACCTGTTCAATACCGTGAACGCTGACATCTATGCGGAGTTTGTAAAGGCTACTCAGGTAGTTCTCGGCACGAAGTTCAACTTTGATATTTTCGCTGATGCTCAGTCTGTGCTTGCGCTCGAAAACCTCGAAGATGTTACCATCTTTGCTTTCGTGTCTCCCGCCGATGTCGCTGACATCCGTAAGGAACTGAAAGACACCTTGCAGTATGTCGAAGCGTTCGCAAAGAACGGGTATGTCGGCACTGTGGCAGGTGTGAACATCTACACGAAGAAGGATGCAACTTCCGGCTCTATCTACATGGGCACGAAGGAAGCCGTCACTCTCTTCAACAAGAAGGGCGTTGAAATCGAGCAGGAGCGTGATGCCAACACTCGTGAGAATCGTATCTTCTCTCGTAAGTACTACCTTGCGGCTCTCACCAATGAGACGAAGGTTGTCAAGCTCTTCAAGGGTACTGCTACCGCCGCAACCGAAACTACGGTTACTGCGGGTACTACCTACTACAAGAAGGTAGGCAACGGCTATGTTGCGGTTACTCCCGCAACGGGCGATAACCCGAAGACCAGCGGTTGGTACACCATTGCGTAAAAAATGAAAGGAGGCAAGCAACATGGTATGGACTGACGAAGAAAAACTCACGATGCTCAAATCCCTCTTGAATGAGGAAAAGGGCGAGGAGACCGCAGACAGCGTGTTGCTTGCCTATCTTTCTTTGGCGGGTCGAAAGGTTATTCAAAGAGCCTATCCCTACCGGGATGATGTTGAGATAGTGCCGGACAAGTACGCAACCAATCAGGTTGAAATTGCTTGCTATCTTCTCAACAAGCGTGGTGCGGAGGGAGAGACCTACCATAGCGAAAATGGTATCAACCGTTCCTACGAAAACGCCGATGTGCCTGAGTCGATGCTATCGAGAGTGCTTCCTTTTGCGGGGGTGCTGAAATGAGATGCTTACGCCGAAATAAGCGAAAGTTCTACTACGCACTCTTTAAGGAAAAGGTCGCTATCAAAGATGAGTACGGCAATGACAGCGGTGAATACAAGGTGGTCTATGAATCTCCCGTTGAGATGAAAGCCAATGTGTCAGCCGCTACGGGCGAAGCTCAGGTTGAGCAGTTCGGTAACTCTCTTCTGTATGATAAGGTCATTATCACAGACGATGTTACCTGCCCGGTCGATGAACACTCTGTCCTTTGCATCGACTCTTCTCCCGCCTATGACAAGGACGGAAACCTGATTTACGACTACATCGTGAAGAAGGTCGCTCGGTCTCTCAACACGGTCTCATTTGCGGTAAGCAAGGTGGAAGTATCGTGAAGAAAATCAAGTGTACTCTCGGAACGCTGCACAAGGCGATTACCGAAATCGAAAGCTACCAAAAAGAATTGGATGAAAAAGTCCATATCCTTATGGAACGGCTTGCCGAAATCGGAATCGAAGAAGCAACAGTGCGGTTTGCAAATGCAATCTATGACGGCACAAATGATGTGCGAGTGAATAACACCCCTGTTTGGATAGACAAAAACAAGTTGGCTATCTCCGCAACGGGCAAATCCATCACTTTCATTGAGTTTGGCGCAGGTGTGCATTACGCAGCCGAGAGTCACCCGAAAGCAGGAGACTTTGGTTTTACTCGTGGCGGGTATGGCTATCACTTAGGTAAGCTCGACTCGTGGCGATACTCAGGCAATCCCGGAACAAACGGCGAGGTCATCACCGAGGGCAAGCATCAAGGCGAGGTCAAAACCTACGGTAATCCGGCAAACCGGGCTTTATATGATTCCGCTAAGAAAATGCGAGAGCAGATAACAAAAATTGCTGAGGAGGTGTTCGGTAAATGATTGATGTGGAAAACGAGATTTTTACGAAGGTCGCTACCGAACTTCGTACTCAGTTCCCGAAGGTCAATGTCTATGGTGAGGATGTGCGTAGTCCTTCATCTTTTCCGTGTGTCAGCATCGTAGAAGCCGATAATTATACGGTCAAGCGAACGCAGGACTCCGGGAGAAACGAGAATCACGCTAATCTCATGTATGAGGTCAATGTTTACTCGAACAAAACGAATGGAAAAAAGACCGAGTGCAAGGAAATCATCGCCGTCATTGACGATATTCTATTGGGTCTTGGGTTTACCCGCACAATGAAAAACCCTGTTTCGATGGACGATGCTACTATTTATCGAATGGTTACTCGATATACGGCTATCGTCTCTACCAATCAAACAATTTACAGGAGGTAATAAGTAATGGCTATTTCCACTTATAAGGTCTTTCTGATGAAGAAAGGCACAAGCGGCAGCACTTACACGAAGGTCGTTGACATCAAAGACTTCCGCGACCTCGGCGGTGCGCCCGAAATGCTCGAAACCACCACCCTTTCGGATGGTATGCAGACCTACATCCCCGGCATTCAGTCTCTTGAAGCGTTGGAGTTTACCGCCAACTACGACAAGGATGACTATGCTACTCTCGCCACTATGAAGGATACCGAAACGGAGTTCGCTGTTTGGTTTGGCGGTACTGAGTCGAACGGTGTTGTTACGCCTACCGGGTCTGAGGGCAAGTTCGAGTTCAAGGGCAAGCTCAGTGTGTTTGTTGTGGGCGGCGGCGTGAATGAGGTGGTCGATATGACTATCACCATCGCTCCTTCCACTCCCATCACCGTAGGTGCTGCCTAAGACCGTGAAACAAGGAGGAATGTATCATGGCTAAGACTATCAACTTTACCTTCGAGGGTACGGATTATACTCTCGAATACACGAGAGCTTCTGTGGCAGCTCTTGAAAAACAGGGGTTTAACATCGGGGATATTTCCGACAAACCTCTTACCACTCTTCCCGCTCTCTTTGCAGGAGCGTTTCTCGCTCACCATCGTTTCGTGAAGCGTGAAGTCATCGACCGTATTTTTGAGAAGATGACAAACAAGATGGACTTGGTAATGCGACTCGCTGAGATGTATAACGAGCCTATCGAAGCACTTGTCGATGAGCCGGAGGAGTCCGAGGGAAACTTGACTTGGGGAACGAGTTGGTAAGTGACTCGCAACCCCACCGGGGCGGCGAATCGAAAGGGTTTGCCGCCCTTTCTTATACTGAGGTGTTCTACAATCACTTACCATATTACTTGGCTATCGGCATGACCCCCGAACAGTTTTGGGACGGAGATTGCCGATTGACGGAGAGTTACCGAAGAGCTGACGAGTTGAAGCAGCGGCGAAGGAATCAAGACCTTTGGTTACAGGGAATGTATTTTTACGAAGCTCTGTGCGATGTGTCTCCTATCCTTCAAGCCTTTGCAAAGAAAGGCACGAAGCCTACTCCGTACTCTCCTGAGCCGTATGCCGTTACCGAAAAGCAGGTCAAAGAAAAGAAGGAACGGCAAGAACGCCTTAGATACGAAAAAACAAAGGCAAAAATGGCAGCGTGGGCGGCAAAGACCAATACACAGCTTGCTATTCGAGCCGGGAAGGAGGTAGACGGTGGATAACACGATTGACACCTTACAAATCGAAATTGAATCTTCGACTACCGATGCACAGCGTGGGTTGACGAAGTTGAAGAACTCCCTCCAAAAGCTGACTGAGATGAGTAACGCTGTTGCCAACATGAACAGTGATGGTATCTCGAAGTTAAAGGAAATGGCACAGGGTGTTGAATCCCTTGCAAATGCCGGGAGTAATCCCGGTCTGAGTGCCGCTGTTTCCGAACTGAGAAAGCTCTCAAAGATTGACTTTTCTAACCTCGGTGCGGGGTCTGAGAAAATCTCTGAGATTGCCGATAAGGTCGGTGAAATCACAAACGCAAATCCGACCTCTACCATTACTCCCCCCGAAACTTCTACCGAAACTGTTCCCATCGCTCCGAGTGTGGATGTTGAGGAGACGAAAAGCAAGCTGTCGCAGCTCAAAGAGTTTGCAGCCAACATCTTTTCCTCTATCAAGACCGGGGCAACCACTGTCTTTGGCGGGGTAGCAAAGGTTATTGGCGGTGCGTTCAAGGGTATTGTGACGGTTTTTCAAAAGCTCGGCAGCGCAGCTAAAAGTGTGTTCGGGGCAATGAAAAAGCTCGGCAGCTACATCGGTGGGAAGCTCAAAGGCGCAGTAGGCGGTGCGACTAAGAAGTTCAGCGGATTTATTCGCTCTATGGGTCGTGTCGCTATGTACCGGGCTATTCGTTTCGTTCTGTCTCAGATTGCAACCGCATTCAAGGAAGGAACGAACAATGTATATCAGTACAGTAAAGCTATCGGCGGCAACCTTGCTTCCTCTATGGATAGGATTGCATCGAGCTTCCTGTACTTCAAAAACTCTATCGGTGCGATGGTTGCTCCGCTCATTAACGCTCTCGCTCCTGCAATCGAGTATGTAATTGATAAAGCCGTGGCTCTCATCAATGTGCTGAATCAGTTGTTCGCAAAACTCTCTGGGGCGAGTACTTGGACGAAAGCCGTCAAGACTCAAACCGAGTATGCCGAAGCCGCAGGTGGCGCAGCGGAAGCCGCAAAAAGCCTTACCGCAGGTTTTGATGAACTGAATGTCCTCTCCGACAGCGGAGGTGGCGGTGGTGCGGGTGGTATGGACTACGGCTCTATGTTTGAGGAAATGCAGCTTGACAGCGACTTTGCGAAATGGATAGACCAAATCAAGGAAGCTATTGCAAACGGCGATTGGGCGGGTGTTGGCAAAATCCTCGGAGATAAGGTTAACGAGCTTATCGACAAAGTAGACTTTGCGGGTATCGGAGACAAGTTGGGCTACGGTATTCAGTCTGCTTTTGAGGTACTGTATAACTTCCTCGACACTATCAACTTCGATAAAATCGGGGCGGGTATCGCAACCACGCTCAATCACATGATGGAGCAAATCGACTTCGGCTTGGTCGGAAAGACCTTTGCGAAGAAGTGGACGATTCTCGTAGATACCCTCTACGGTTTTGTAACAACCTTCGATTGGACGAAGTTCGGTCTCGCAATCGCAGACTTCATCAACGGTTGGTTTGAGGAGATTGACCTCACAAAAGCTATTCAGACGGCGCAAGAGCTTATTCTCGGAATCTTCGAGAGTATGTCTCAGGCAATCCGTAATGTCGAGTGGTACAAAATCGGTACACAGATTATGGATGCCATTGAGTCGATTGATTGGATGTCTCTGCTCGGAGACCTCGGCACGCTTCTCAGTGATGCCGTTGTTGGCTTGCTTGACCTGTTGCTCGGAGTGGTCGGTGAAACCGATTGGGGCAAAGTCGTACAAGACATTTGTGCGGGTATCGGCAATATGCTCGCCAACATTGAATGGGGTGAAATCCTCGCCAAAATCGGCGCATTGGTGGTTGAGCTTGTTGTTCAACTTCCGGGCATTATTGTCGGTGCGTTGGGCGGTATCGCAGACATCTTAGGCGGTCTCTTCGAGGGCTTTGGTCTCGACAGCGTGGCAGGTTTCTTCTACGGTATCGGAGATGCAATGCGCTCGGCGGGTACATGGCTGAAAGAAAACTTGGTAGACCCCGTGGTGAATTGGGTGAAAGACCTGTTCGGTATTCATTCACCCTCTACGGTATTTGCCGAAATCGGTACTTTCCTGATTGACGGTCTCCTGCAAGGTATCGCCGATACTTGGCACAACATTGTCGAGTTCTTCTCTGAGAAATTGGAGGGAATCAAACAGGTTTGCTCTGATGCTTGGAACGCCATTAAGAGTACCGCTTCTACGGTGTGGGGCAACATCAAGAGCTTCCTCTCGACCACTTGGGACGGTATCAAGTCTACGGCAAGTACTGTTTGGAACAACATGAAAACCACCATCTCTACGGCGTGGGATAATGTCAAGACAAACACCTCGACCGCATGGACGAACATCAAAACTTCGCTCTCGACCACTTGGACGAATGTCAAAACACTCGCAAGTACGACTTGGAGTAACCTGAAATCCACTATCTCTACGGCGTGGTCGAATATCAGTACTGATACCTCGACAAAGTGGAACAACATCAAGTCCTCGCTTTCTACGGCTTGGAACTCGGTAAAATCTACCGCAAGCTCTGTGTTCAACAATATCAAGACATCCATTGCGAATGTATGGAACAATGTCAAGACCAATACGAACACGGTGTGGGGCGGTCTCAAAACGACTCTCTCGACCACTTGGGGTAACATCAAGTCTACGGCGGTCACGGCGTTCTCCTCGATGAAGAGCAGCATTTGTACTGTGTGGGACAATCTGAAATCGCATATCTCTAACGCCGTAAGCTCCATCACGGGGTTTGTGGATAATATGAAGAGCATTGTCTCTTCCGGCATAAGTGCGGTTAAAGGTCTGTTCGATAGTGCGGTATCTGCGGCTAAGAGTGCTATCAGCAAAGTATCGGAAACCCTGTCGAGTATCGGAAGTTCCGTGTCGAACGCCGTTTCAAGCGCAGCTTCTTGGGTCGGTAGTAAGCTCGGCTTTGCATCGGGCGGTTTCCCGGAAGTCGGTCAGCTTTTCATTGCTCGTGAAGCAGGTGCGGAAATGGTCGGCAGCATCGGCGGTCGTACCGCTGTTGCAAACAACGACCAAATCGTAGAGGGTATCTATCAAGGTGTCCTCGCCGCTATGAGAGCTTCTGACGGTGGTAACGGCGGTAACTTTGATGTCCGGGTATATCTCGATGGCAAACAGATAACCGCAGCCGTGGAGAAGCGGCAGAGAGAGCGTGGCGCAACTATTTATCCGGGAGGTGTTCTCAATGGCATTTAGAGCATTAGTTACTGTTGGGAGCTATCCCTTTCCAGAGCCGTCTGCCTACTCCGGCAACACGGCAACACTCGTAGATTCTGCCCGTAACCTCGAAGGAGTTGTCATCGGGTCTGTCATTCGAGACGATGTTGCCAAAGTCGAAATGTCTTGGCGGTATCTGACCGTTGAGCAATGGGCGGCAATCAACAAGTGCTTCAAGCAGTCTGCCGGGGGCAAGTTCTACAACACGGTTACATTTTTCGACCAAAGTGCCGGAGGATGGGTCACAAAGACAATGTATGTCAGCGACAGAAGTGCCGGAATGTGGAGACGAGACCCGGAAAACGGAGACATCCTCGGTTGGACTGAGTGTAAGCTCTCTCTCGTGGAGGTGTGAGTATGCAAAATGTTTCGGATGCTTGGAAAGCTGTTCAGAAGCAGCAGCTTGTCAACGAAAGCTATGTCGAAATCTCCTTTGACATAGCCGACCCGGATGCTCTTGCGGATGCAACCTCCAAAGACAATGGTGCAATCTACATCGCCGACACAGAGCAGATTGTAAGTGAGGTCGATAAGAAAATCGTACCTTACGGGACATTAGAGGAAAACCTTTGGCTACTTGATGGTAGCCGAAGGTTTATCCCCGAATCAAATTATGGGGACAACGGCTATATCGGCAATCTACTTTCCGAAGAGGACGGCAGCTTTGACCGAGTACCTTTCGTGGACATTGACTTCACAGAGGTACATGAGCCTATCATCCCCGGTATCACAATTACATGGGGTATCGCCTATAACGAATATGCCGAAGTATTCAAAGTTACGGCGTACAATGGCTCGACCGTGGTTGCCGAGTGTAAGGTCGAGGACAATGCTTCTGTCAAATCGGTTGTCGAGTTCGACATCGAGACCTACGACAGTATCCGCATTGAAATCCTCAAATGGTGTCTCCCTCATCACCGACCGAGAATCGCTGAGATTTTTGTTGGAGTCAACAAGGTCTACGGCAAATCGGACATCACCGGGTATGAGCATGAACAGGACATCAACCCGATAGGCGCAACCACCCCTGTAAACAAGATGGGCTTTTCTATTGACAACAGTAACAACATCTATGACCCGAACAACACGACAGGTCTCTCGAAGTACCTCATGGAGCGACAGGAAATGCGTGTCAAGTATGGGCTGAAACTGAATGACGGTACTATCGAGTACATACCTGCCGGGGTGTTTTATCTCTCCGAATGGGAAGCTCCTCAGAATGGTATCGAAGCAAGGTTTACGGCACGAGACCTCTTGGAGTTCATGCAAAAGACCTATACCAAAGGACTTTACAAGTCTACCGGGGCAAGTCTCTACGACCTTGCAATCGGCGTTCTTACCGAAGCAAACCTCCCGCTCAACGATGATGGCAGTAAGAAATGGGTCGTAAGTAATACGCTGAAATCCATTACGACAACCGCTCCTTTGCCGCTCAGACCCTTAGCGGAATGTTTGCAGTACATCGCTCAGGCAGGATGTTGTGTCATCTATTGCGACAGAGCGGGAGTGCTGCATATCGAGCCTATCTCGACAACGGAACAAGATTATGCTCTCACGCACTTCAATCTCCTGTCCCGCCCGGAAATCTCGCTGCAAAAGCCGCTTATGGCGGTCAGCACGAAAGTTTACAACTACTTCGCAGACGAGACGGGGAAAGAATTATTCAGTGGAAAAGTGACGGTCAACGGTACAAAGGAAGTGGTTGTAACCTATTCACAGAGTGCCGTCAACGCAGCGGCAACAGTCACGGGAGGAACTTTGGTCTCCGCAACCTACTACACCAACACCTGTCATCTCAAAATCACAGGCAGCGGCGAAGTGACAATCCGTGTTGCCGGGGACTTTCTCAAAAGCTCCGATTCCAATTATGTTGTCGATGCTCAGGAAAACGGCGAAACTCAGACGGTTGATAATCCACTTATCACCTCTACCGCAGTTGCAGCAACAGTAAGCGCATGGGTCAAGGCTTGGCTGAGTCACCGAAAAATCATGAAGATGGATGGTTGGAGAGCCGACCCTCGGCTCGATGCTACCGACATCATCACCGCTGAAAACAAGTTTGGTACTGAGTCAGTGCGTATGACCTCGGTCAAGTACTCGTTTACAGGTGCTTTCAGAGGAACAGGCGAAGGGAGGGTTGTTTAATGGCAGTATGGATTGAGCCTGTTTATGACAGGACGGATGAAGATGTTGCTTTCGCTCAGGAGCAGATTCAGAAATGGATTGATGCAAAGCTGTCAGGCAACCCGGTCGAAACTTACGAACTGAAAGGATGCTTCAATCTCACGGACATTAACCGTATTGAAGGAGATATTCAGTATATCAGCGACAGGCTTGATGAGTTGCAGTATCCCCCCGGAACATCTTGTAAGGTGTGGGAACGAAGCGGTCTGCCTACGGCACGAGATGTCAAACGCATTCTCTCCAATGTCAGACTCATCATTGCCGCTTATCATCAACAGGCAGATGCTCCCGATGTCCCCGAAGATATGAGTACCTTCTCGGACATCAATGCCGTTGAGAAAAACCTATATGCAATCAAGCAGCTTCTCGACTCGATGGTTGATGGATTCCAAAAAAGCGGAATGTTCAAGTCCGGGACGATGAGGATGCTACCTATCAGGAGGTGAAAGCCGTATGGCGTATGTATCAAGAGAAATCAAAGACCGTGTGGCTATCGGAGACAACTGTTTTTACATGGAGGAGTTAGATGACGGGCGTATCATGCTCACCCCTGCTCCCGATTCTATTACGGAAACAGGAACGGACATCAACAAAGCTCTGCTTCAACCCATTGAGGATAGAGTCGTTTGGTTGATGAATCGTGTTTTCGATGACATCACAAGCAATCCTTTTATGATGAGTTTCGGAGACCTTACGGGCATTGCCGTCACAGGTGTATGGAACAAGTCTCTAAGCAGAATCGAGTGTTAAGATGGCAGTAAATACTTCGCATCGTAAAGAGCCGACCGAAATGAATGTCATCACCAAAGCAAAGGATGTATTCAAGCATAGCCGTTTGATGATAAAGACCGACAAGCATTTTCCGAAGAAAGAACGCTTTATGATGGTGAAAGACATCTACGAGCTGTCGAAGGAAATTGTCACAAAGCTCATCGCAGCAAACGACTATATGCTGAGTGACGAAGAGCAACGGAGTCTCCGGCTGAGGTATCAGCTTGAAGCTGTTACCGCCTGTAAGAATCTGCTGTTTCTTGTTGAGCAAGCGTATGAGGAAAGCTATATCAGCAGCGGAAGTTGTGTCTATTGGACTCAGCTTATCAGCGATGTAAAGAATATGACCTTAGCTTGGCACAAGAAGGATAAGCAACGGTAAGCACATTGGGGTGTGCCTTGTCGCTTGAACGCCTAACTACTCGAACGCCAACAACGCTCGGAATGTCAACTCGGATGGTAGTTTGAACAACAACAATGCTTACAATGGTAACAATGGCGTTCGTCCCGATTTGATGGATAATCGAGTCTGAGTAACCTTTACGGTGAAAACAGTGACCCATCATCAAAGGAAGGTGCATCCCTTCTTCCACAAGGGAGATAAACACATGAATGTCGATGCAAGGGCTTTGGTCTTACCAACGCACAAGCTATATACGGCGTGGAATTATTATGTATTACGAGAGAATCTACGGATTTGATAACTTACACAAAGCGTTTAAGTTGGCTCGCAGAGGTAAGCGGTGGAAACCCGCTACGGCTCGGTTTGAAGTGAATCTCTTAGAGAATCTGCTCCGTCTGAGCCGAGAATTACAGGATAAGACTTATGAGCTTTCTGAGTATCACACTTTCAAAGTTTATGAGCCAAAGGAACGAGATGTCATGTCAAACTCTTTTCGAGACAAGGTGGTACAGCATTCATTATGCGACAATGCACTCGAAATCCTGCTGAGAAAGAACTTCCTCTACGACAACTACGCATCGCAGGTCGGCAAGGGTACAGACTTCGGTCTAAACCGCTTGGACGGCTTTATGCACAAGTTCTACCGACAACACGGCTTGGAGGGATGGGTGTTGAAATGCGACATCCGCAAGTACTTTTACAGTATTCCTCACGAATACCTGAAAAGGATTTTAGAGCCGTATGTACCCGAAGAGGATGTCAGGTGGCTGTTATGGTACATCATTGATTCTACCTCAGACCCCGGCATACCGATAGGCAATCAGAGCAGTCAGCTTCTCGCTGTTCTGTGCCTGAGTCCATTAGACCATTTCATCAAAGAGAAGTTAGGTATCAAGTACTACGGTCGGTACATGGATGACTTCTATCTCATTCATGAGGACAAAGAGTATCTAAAACAATGCTTGAAGGACATAGGAATGTTCCTTGCTCCAATGGGGATGCAACTGAATCAAAAGACTCAGATATTCCCCTTGAAGAACGGTATCGACTTTCTCGGTTTTCACATCTATCTCACCGAAACAGGTAAGACGGTATGGAAATTACGCCGCAGAAGCAAAAGCAATATGTCCCGGAAACTCAAAAAGTTCCGAAAGCTGCTCGACCGTGGAGCAATCACAATGGAGAGCATCCATCAGTCCTATCAGTCATGGAAGGGTCATGCTCTTCGAGGGAACTCTCATCATCTCGTTCGAGAGATGGATGAGTTATACAATTCACTATTCAAGGAGGATAACAAAGATGTCTCAATTACTGTCGAATCTGCCGACCGGGGCGAAAGTCAAGTTCGGTAAGTTTCAGGTAAACTCAGAGACGGCGCAGCCGATTGTGTGGACTGTGGTTGCCAAAAACCATCAATGCACTCCCGCATATCCGACAAACGCAATCACGCTTCACGCCGCTGAGATTCTTGACCTGAGATGTTTTGATGCCAAAGAGCCGAGTAACAGCAATTCCGACCGACAGAATTATGGTAACAACCGTTATTCAGTCTCCAACCTCGACCAATGGCTCAACAAAGATGCCGCAGGGGGCGCATGGTATAGCGCAGCTCATAGCGCAGACCATTCTCCCGATACTACGGCGGGTACAGGTGGTTACGGCACTCAGTACGCAGCTCGCCCCGGTTTTCTGAACGGTTTTACCGATGATGAAAAAGCCGCTATTCTCTCGACAACCATTCGTGTTGTCAAGCCGAGTATAGACGGTGGCTCTTATGAGGATGTTGTACGCAAAGTATTCCTGCCGTCCACAACCGAAGTCGATCTCTCGAATGAAAACAGCATCGCCGAAGGTGCGGCGTGGGGGTACTACACGAGCAATACCGCTCGTATCGGGTATGTCACTCAACAATGTTTCAGCAACACTCCTTCGAGTTCCAAACCTTCGAGCAAGACTACCGCTTGGTATTGGTGGCTGAGAACGCCTTACTACTCGTACGCCGGCAGCGCTCGGCTTGTCAACTCGGGTGGTAGTTTGAACTACAGCCTTGCTTACAATGGTAGCCGTGGCGTTCGTCCCGCTTTGAATCTTTCCTCTTCTCTCTTGGTATCTGACAGCACCGATGCTGACGGATGCTACACCTTCGTATGGAATCAAGCTCCTACGAAACCTTCCTATATCAATGTGCCTTCTTCCGTCTACGGCGGCAAGAGCGCAACTATTGATTGGGGCGCATCGACCGACCCTGACGGCAACCTCTCCGGCTACATCCTGCAAAGAAAGGTCGGGACAGGCTCTTGGACTCAGGTCTACAAGGGCGCAAACCGCAGTTATGCCGACAGCATTACATACGGTTGGACTACCGTTCAGTATCGTGTATGCGCCTATGACTCTCAGGGTGCTACGAGTGATTATCAGACAAGCGCATCTCGGACGGTCATCAACAATCAACCGCCTGTCATCTCCGGGTCAAATGC